TATCTTCGTTGATTCATGGAGCAACGCTTCCCTCACTATTCAGCAGAAGCTTATTGCTGCTGGTAGTGGTGCATTGCTCTCGATGGGACTTTCATTGCTCTCTGCACTTAAGAGTTCTGAGAATGCTTCGTTTGTTCTTAGCGAGGCTCCCGGCGAAGGTGAGCCGCCTGCACCACCTAAGTAAACTGACTTAACAGATTCCTCCGAGCTAGGGGGAATAAGAGCCCCGGCCACGTAACCTCTCCTGCGTACCGGGGCTCTTTCTATTGCCTATTCTTGCATAAACGATTCAGTAATCCTTTTGAGTGATTCTCTCCTTTTCTTCAAAATCTTATACTCATATTCTCTGTCCTTCTCATTAGCTAGTTCATAATCTACTTCTGCCTCAATCGAATCTGCTTCTGCGGCAGCAAGCATGATACCCTTACCAAACTTATAACCTTCATCAAAGCTACTCATTTCCTCTCCTTATGGTGCAAAGTATAGTGGTTTGATCCAGCTCTCTTCAACAAGGTGAATGTATGGGTCTTGTTCCATTCCTAGCTTTGGTGTGTTGAACTGAGAACCATACTTAAAGAAGAACCAATACAAGAAGTGCCGCATCGAGTCTAGACCGTGTGGCACACCACGCTTGTATAGTCCCATCCTTTTCAGTCTTAGATCGTTAAAGAAGTTATTGTCTCCTATGGCCTGTGCTGCCTTTTGCATAAACAGTGGTGTTGGTCTGGCTCCAACTGCACACCACAGTTTAACGACACCAATGTACTCTAGGCTCACTAGGACGATGTACGGTCTAGCTATCCCTGGTCTATATTCAAAGTCCTCACATATAACGTGTTTAGGCATGTTATCTGTCAAAAGGTTATATATACCGTGGTGGTCTAACTCTGCCTGACACGGTGCTACGTACAAGTGTGGTCCATCTTTGTATGCAAGTGTGTAACCTGTCGTACCGCCAGGATCAAGGCTAATAACTCTACCCATGCTAGATGTGCTAACAGGCATACGTTCCGGCCTCCTGTGGGGCTTTGTAAGGCGCTGTGCCGACCGGCCTCAGAATGACCCACGCCCGCGCTAGCTGCAACTCCTGGGGCAAGCTGTGAAGCCCTGCGCGGCCTCTCGCGGGCGGCCTCAAAGCTGCCTTCTCGCCAGTGCGTCCGTCACTTCATTAACTGCATCATCATACTTAACATAGGTATCTAGACAGTCTGTCTTAGCGTGGACAGGGCACTTGCTATTCCTTTCTAGACGAAGCGTAATACGGCAAACTCGTAACGTATCTACCCTTGGCCCACCGAGAATGTGTCTAACCTGACTTCTTTTTCCTAGGTATGCGATGTTGCGATCTACCATTACTGCTCCCATGCTAACTCTCCTTTACAGTAACCACCAAGCAAGTAAATAAACAACCACAATTACCGAAACAATAGTCGATATGAATACTGCGAAGCTATACATCAATTTCCTCCAAATCGCCCCAAGTGGGACCTACTGAGAAGTCTGCCACAAACGGAATATCCCAACCTAGTTCGTCTTTCGGTCGTGTTTCCATTACCTCTTTTGCGATACCACAATACTCGGGAATGTAATCAGTATCTACGTCTGCAATGATACTATCATGAACAGTGAGGCAGATATTACACCTATTCCAATCCACCAAATCCACAAGAAGAATAAGGGCTGACAGAGTAATGTCCGAAGCGGTAGATTGGGCTTTAAAGTTGATTCCCTCTTTAAAACTGTGATCGCGGTTTTCATCAGTAAGTAGGTAAAAACGACGTTTACGCCCGAAAGGATTAACAAGAGTACCTTGCCTGCTAATATCATCTTTTACACTCTCCGTCCATTCCTTAACTTTGGGAAACCTTTGCCACCACTTGTCAATAAACTGCTGCGCTTCCTTCTGATCCATGTGGTACATCGTTGCGAAACTAAACGCGCCCTGTAGGTAAGCTACACCGAAGTTGATGTTCTTCGATTTAACGTATTCCTCATAAGTGTAGCCAGAGCCATAAAACGATTCTGCCATTTCTTTATGGAGGGAACGTCCGGTGTCATAATAGATGTCCCTAAGTCCGGGATCTCCACTAAGGTAGGCAATCGTTCTAAGCTCAGCCTGACTGTAATCTGCTGAGACAATCCTTCTACCAGGGGAAGCCTCAAAGAGTCCTCGAATATTGGGGAGTCCTTCTTTAGTTCTTGTAATGTTTTGTAGATTTGGACCTTTACTTGATAGTCGCCCTGATTCAGTTGATGCAAGGTTGAGTTCAGTGTAAATTTTCCCATCTTTGTCCTTCTCTGCTGCGGAAATCAGACTAATGATGTAAGTGCTAGCCTGCTTCTGGAGCGATTTATAGTCGTCAAGTGTTTGCGTGAACTCACTGATATACGTACGAAACTCTGCAATCGAATCCTCGCTTGCTCTACCAATCTTTTGTCTATCCTTACCTGTAGTAAAGTTGCCTTCTAGGATACTCTCCCTAGCTTGCACATCTACCGAGAATTCCTTATCTGGCCGGCGTTGTGCAGGGTGTTGTACTTTCCATTGATCGTAATACAAATTTTGTAGTTGAGGATTGCTACGAGGATTAAATAGCGGATTGTCAATCCTATCCCGCATACTGGCAATCTGTTCATCCATCGTAGGCTCAATCTCATCCTCATACATCTGAGCGGCCTTATGGTAGTTAAACGGCATCCCTGCTAGTTCAAGTCGCGTGAGAGCTTCCGAACCTCCGATAAGAAGTCGCTTATATGGAGATTCATAAACTTCGTCAGTAATAGCTCTGTTACGAGTAACATTGAAAAGTTGGAATGTACCGGCTGCGTCCAATCCAGCATAATCATAGAATCGTTCAGGAATGGCTCCGTATCCGCCCTTTTTCTTGAACGATTCAATCTCGCTACTTGAGTAGTTAGGCCACGCGAATTCATCCATGAGCATATACTCAAGTGAATGCACTCCGGGCCGTTCATCACACGCATATCCAAGCAGTAACGTGTCTTGATTAACGACGGCGTTAATTCCATGTTGTGTCCTTAGGATCTTTACGTCGAACTTTCCATTATGCCAGATGAATTCCGTTGCTCTAGTTTCAAGTAAAGCTCTAAGTTCATCAATAACCTCTCGGTCATGGCAAGCTGTTTCCCCAATGACTGTTGCCTTACGACCGTCTGTAGAAATGTTAAAGCTAAGGAGTTTAGCCTTATGAGAAATTCCGCCTCTTGACTCGATATCTGCTGCAATATGCGTATGTCCGGCCCTACGTAAACTTCGTAAAAAAGCGATTGCTTCTGTTGGTTCATCAATTACCTCAACTGTAGGAAGAACTGGTTTAGGTCGCGGATTGAAAGCTAGCTTAAAGTCTTTAACAAGGTTCGGAAAGGTCGAGTCGTCACGGAGTACGATAGCGGGGTTGTTGGTAACGATGATCCTTTTCCCACCACTGTTATGGTCATATCCACGGAGGCTATCAATCCCTGTTCTTCCAAGTATCTCAGCAACGGCTTCACTGCCTGCTGCGATAACCGTTCTACAGTCTCGTAGCTCGGAATGCAACCTTGGTGAACAGGCTTTGATTGCTTCTGTGGGTACTTTACCTTCTTTCGGCGCGCAAAGTACCGTATTTGTGATAAGTAGTTCTTCACGCTTTACTCCATTCTCAGCAAGTAGGTAATCAAGGACTTTTCCACTTGGTCCACTGAACGGCTTACCTGCTTTAGCTTCATAGAAACCAGGACTACGAGAAACAAGAGCAGTAGCAGCATTACTAGGTCCTGTTGTTCTTGCCATTGGTCTGTCATAAAGTGGACACTCCTCGCATCTTGCCTGTGGGTGCTTTCTAACTACTGGCTTAGTTGCAGCTTCCATTACATATCTCCTAGACTACGCCAGCCAAAGTTTTCTTCATTACTTACGATCTTGTAGAACACCCTATCTACTTCCTTTTCGAGATTCTCGAGGTCGCCACTGTTATCAATGGTATCGAAGATAAGCCCCGGTGCTGGAAGTTGCTCACTCCTATGTTCATCTGCGATAAGACCTGGACGTTCAACTCGTACGTTAAATCCATTAAGGTTCTGAATGAACTCAAGCTCGTTTTCAAAGCGAGCATCAGTTACACAGTATCTATCTCCACGATGCCACTCGTCGCCTTGACGTTCTCTGAATAGCTGTTCTACCCAAAAATCGTCACCAAATACATCGCGGTGTGCTTCTGTGCCAAAACGCTTAAGAAACTCTCTAAGCGTCATTTCTACCATAGGTGTCCACATCTTACTAGGCTGACCCTCAAACTTTTGTTCGGGTTCACCTTTCCATCCAATAGCTACATAGCAGTGAGGATCATCCTTGTAATCGTCGATCCACTTAACCGGAATATCAAACAAACCCGCCACAGACAGCTTTAGTAGGTCTGCGAAAGCTAGCCGTTTGAAATCGTGGTTCTTGATAAGGATTTTACCAACAGTATCCTTACCAGCACCTTTGAATCCGTTAATACCAACAAGCATTAGTGCATCTTTCCGTTGTCAATATCATGGGGCAGGCCACGGTAAATGTCAATTTGGGGCTTACGCTGTTCACGCTGCATTTCGATCAATGTTTCAAGACATACGGTAAGGTTGTGAAGCATCTTTGTACCGTAAGCGACCGCCCAATCTTCATCGGACATACCGATAAGTTCCTTGGTAAGATCAACAAGTACATCAACACGAGTTGAAAGCATGAACCCATTAATGCCCCAATTAGCAGCAGGGTCCCAACCGTACAAATGCCACTCATTTACCTTTTGGTCAATCTCTCGGTTAATCCTCTCAAGCTCCGTTTCCTCTTTCTTCTTCGGTCCATCATTCGCCATTGTCTCTCCTTAAATCGCTAAGCCTTTGTTCCAACATTGCTATCTTTTCATCCTTATCTCTATTATCCCGTTCGGCCTCTACGACCTCGCCCTGCAACTCGACGCAACGATCCGCGAACTCAGCTAGCTCCTGTTCGGCTCGCTCGGCTCGCTCTTTGTAATCGTCGCGCTGCTGTACGAGGTGGTGTACAACGTCATGCTCGTTCATGGGATGTGATTCCACGTTACGTTGTTATCGCAGTTGGTAATGGAATCATGCTCGCCGGAAGAATCATCCCAATCTCCACGACATACAACATCTACATCGTTGCCACCGTTAATCAGATCACCTACATGACCATCAGCATCATACAACTTATCATTTCCACTCCCACCTACGAGAGTATCATTACCTTCGCCACCATGCAATTCGTCATCGTGTTGCCCACCTTCGATAAAGTCGTTACCGTCGTCGCCTTCCAAATAGTCCTTGCCATCCCAACCGCTCAGACCATCGGCAGCGGCTCGTGCATCAATTACATCGTCGCCACCCCACGCATATATATCCTGCTGACCGCTCGTACCAGTCATTACATCATCGCCGCCAGTTCCATCGCAAGGCATAGTAGTACTAGTAGGGCAAGAAATGTTTACAGCACCAGCGACCGTAGGTACGGCCAAAAATGCAACAACCATCATAAGGAAGATAAATACTCTCATTGTTCCTCCTGTCCAGTTAGATCTTCTAGGAAAATGGGTTTCCACTCTTGTCCTTCAGTTAGTGCCTTTTGTGCATTGCTCATCTTTATAAAGAACGATTCAAGTGCCTCCTGTGTTACACCTTCGGGTGGCGTATGGAATTCGATATGTACCGAGATTCCGTCAATATTGTAACCATCCCAACCATGCATGTGCTTTGGTCCGAAAGTAGGATGCCACTTTATTGAATCGCCCATAGCCTACTACCCTTCCCTTCTTTTTGTATCCTAATTTGTCCCCTTTCTTCTAGGGTATAGAGGACTTCATCAGCAGTACGTCTTGTAAGGTGTCCAATCTGCATAAGCCGTGAACGTAGGATACCAGGGTGACGAGCTACCATATCGAGAATACGCTCTAGTTCTCTCTGTGTATCATTACGGCCGGCGTTGTAGATAAGGTCAATTGAATACCTACCCCACCTTTGCATGTAATATGC